ATTTGATAGGTGGTGATATGAGAAAAACTTTACTAGCTGCTTGTATAGGACTAGCTACAACGGCACAAGCCGATGATACATATGTTGACACTGTAGCAAGTATTATAAATAACAACTGTGTTGTTTGTCACAGAGAGGGCGGTATAGGCCCTATGTCTTTTGAGACTTATGAGCAGGTCAGACCTTGGTCACCTCTCATCTCTTACAAAGTAGCTAACAGAGAGATGCCACCCTATGCCTATGACCAACATATAGGCATTCAAAACCTTGAAGGGGATTGGAGACTATCACAGGATCAGATAGATTCTGTTGTTAACTGGGCAAACTCTGGATCTCCTTATGGTGATACTGATACAGTTGTTCAGCCTCCAAGCCTTCCAAGTTTAGACTCTTGGAACTTTGAGCCTGAGTTTGGTGCGCCTGATCTTATTGTTCCCTCATCACCCTATGACATTCCTGCCAATGGTAATGACCTTTGGAGTAAAGAGTTCGTAGATCCTCAACTTGCAGAATCTCGCTGCATCAAGGCTGTACAAGTTAAGCCAAAAGGTGATGCAGCCGCTGTAGTCCATCACGCTAATTCAGATATATACATGTATGATGAAGAAGGTGAGCTGCAACAATATGGTCAGTTGACTGAGTATGCAATGGGAAAATGGGGAGAGGTGATGCCCCAAGGAGTATGCCGCACGTTTCCGGCCAACTCTCTAGTCCGATGGGATATCCACATGTTCCCCGGCGGCGTAGGAGCTACAGCCGAAGGAGAGATGATTGAAGATAATGTGGTTGAAATTGGTCTTTGGTTTCATGATGAGAACTATGAGGAGGTCAACGATGTGTACCGTCAAGACCTCNGGCTATATCCTCTACGCGAAGGGTACGAGAACGGACACCTAATTATCCCTCCAAATGGCTACGCTATGACACAGGGCTTTCACAGCTTTGATCACCCTGTACGCATTGATAGCTTTCAGCCTCACGGACACCTCCGTATGAATGCTGCGTCACTAGAGATATTTAATCCTCTTACAGGACGCACCAAGTCAATAAGTCAGATCTCTAACTGGAGTGCTACATGGCATCATAGTCATATATATGATCCCTCAGAAGCTCCTGTGTTGGCTGTGGGAGAGGTTCTGGTAATCAAGCAGTGGTATGACAACACCTCTGACAATCCCAACAACCCTGACCCAGATCAGTGGGTATATGGTGGCAGCAGGACAGGAGATGAAATGTCTCATGCTTGGATTGCTGTTACTCACCTAGACGATCAGGGTTATCAACAAATAATGGAAGAAAGATTTAATGGGGCTGATTGATCTACTTATAAAACATGAAGGCTTGAAGCTTGAGCCTTATCGTTGTACTTCAGATAAACTAACTATAGGCGTAGGAAGGAATCTAGAAGACTGCGGCATCACTGAAGATGAGGCTATGTACCTGCTCAAGAATGATATAGAAAAATTTCATGAAGAACTGACTGAGAGATTTTATTTCTACAGGTATCTAGATGGGGCTAGGAAGGATGCCATGCTGAATATGGCATTCAATATGGGAGTCCCAAGGCTTGCTAACTTTGTCAATGCTCTAGACTTTATGTCTCAGAGGAAGTATGACGAAGCAGCAGATGAGTTTCTGGACTCGCGGTGGGCCAAGCAGGTAGGTAACAGGGCCATAGAAGTTGCCCAGATGATACGTACTAACAAATACCCCGACTAAACTATAGTTGAAGTAACTGCCTGTATTTCTTTTTCTAGAGATATAGAAGCATCTTTAAACCTTTTATTCATGAACTTATGAATAGTTTGGATTAGAGATGCTTCATATTTATTCTCAAATATATTTTCTATCTCTTCAAAAGGCAGCTCAGCAAACTCACAGTAGATGTTACCGTCAGTCCCTAGCTGAACTGCCATAGAGACAATATTCCCTGTCTTCACGAGAAAGTAATTCCTTCCTGATTTCCCCGAAGTCCGGCCTTCATGTAGGCGGTTGCCCTGCCTTCAAAGAAGTTCTGGTGTTCAACACCCAGTACATCATCCAACCAATCTAGCGGGTTATCTTTTACGTTGTAATTAGGCTTCAAGCCAAGCTGAAGAAGTCTACGATCTGCAATGTATTCAACATAGTCTGACATCTGTTTACGTGTTAGACCGGGGATATCTCCCATCTCAAATACTAGATCAAGAAACTTCTGTTCTAGATTTACCATGTCCCTGCATGACTGATATATTTCTTTCTTGAACTCATCAGTCCATATATCAATGTTCTCTTGTATAAACTCTCGAAAGAGCTTGGTCATAGCTTCAACATGAAGTGACTCGTCCTTGATGCTGTAGCTTACAATCTGCCCCATGCCCTTCATCTTGCCAAAGCGCGGGAAGTTAAGAAGGATTACAAAGCTTGAGAACAACTGTAGTCCCTCTGTAAAGGCACTGTAGACTGCTAGGTTCTTAGCGATAGACTTCTTGTCTGACTTAGAGATCTTCAGATCGTTGATGTATTCATGCTTGTCTGACATCTCTTCATATTCTGCAAAGGCTTTGTACTCAACCTCTGGCATACCTACAGTATCTAGCAGCAGACTGTAAGCGTGTTGATGTATGGACTCCATGTTGGCAAAAGAACCCATCATCATACGGGCCTCAGGCTTCTTGAAGATACGCATATATCTATCTATATACCCTGCACCTACATCTACATCTGACTGAGTAAAGAGCCTAAAGATCTGGGTCAGTAGATTCTTTTCTTGGTCTGACATTTCTTGCCAATCTTTTACATCATTATGCAGCGGAACATCTTCAGGGAACCAGTGCATCTGATTCTGTTGGAAGTAGTAATCAAACATCCAAGGGTGATCAAAGGGTTTGTAGTAGTCGCGTGTTGATAATAGGCTCACTTTTTCTCCTTAGGTTTTTCTATTCTAAATTGGCAGAAAGGACACTGCCATGCTTCATGGTAAAGTTTTTTTGTTTCATCATTGCGGTCATAAAATAATATCTCAGTCATTTTACAGCCACAGTTATCACATTGTTTGTATGACATCGTATTTATACATAGTAGTTATCATACCAGACGGAATGACAATCGGTGTGTTGATTACTGATTTATCTTTGTCGTAGTAGTCAGTGCATAATACAACGCAATGATCACTTTCAGCAACCAACCAACCAACAGTAGTCCTTGGTATTGGTTTAAGTTTCTTGGCCCTGCTTATGTCTACATCTTGAAAGTCTGTCCAAGCATCTTCCCACTGCACCTCTACTAGCATTCTATCCTTCACAGCTCAAACACTCCCCGTCAGAGAGGTTAATTCTAGGAATCTTTATGTTTACATTCTCAGCAGATCTTGCTGCGTCTGACCTGAGATAGTACATAGATTTCAGATTCTTAGCACCTGCCCAGTGTACATCATTGACATACTGTAGATAGGCATCGTGTGTTTCCTGATCCGCAGTAGATTTAGGAGGTACAAAGAACAGATTAACGCTCTGACTTTGGCAGATGTATTTCTGCCTGTTGGTTGCATGTTCAATAACCCATATCTGGTTGATCTCAGGAGCTGTTTTGTACACCTCCTTAACCTCTTCAGACAGCTCTTCTATATGCTGCACAGAACCATCATGGGCTGCAATATCTTTCCATACCTTTTCGCGTTGCTCTTTGGTAGGAAATACAGCCTTGAGTTCTTTCTCTAAGAATTTGTTCTTGACTCTGAACGAGCCTGAAAGAGTTTTATGGGTAAACGTGTTGGCCCTGAAAGGCTCAATGGATGGGCTAGTAACGCCACAGATGATAGAGCTAGAGGCGTTGGGAGCTACAGCCATAAGGTGAGCATTCCTTCTACCACTGCCTAGCATATCAGGAGCTTCACCTCGCTCTTCAGCTAGTATACGTGAAGCAGCAGCAGCCCGATCTTTAATTAGAGAGAAAGATTTATGGTTGAAAGAAGCAGCATACATACTCTCAAAAGGTATGCCCTTAGACTGTAGATAGCTATGAAAGCCCATAGCTCCTAGACCCAAAGATCTTTCACGATAAGCTGAGTAAGCAGCCTTGGAATACCCAATCTTTACAGGGTCGCAACAGCCCTGAAACTCTTGAAAGCTCAGAGGCTTGTTTATCATATACTCATTATTCGTAGGCCATTCACCTACAGAATGATTTATAAAGTGTTGGATCACATTATCTAGCATAGTAATCAGGTCAGGTATAAATGTATCTACCGTAGACCAATCATCAAAGTATTCTAAATTAACACTAGACAAACAACAGACAGCAGTCCGTTCTTCATTAGTAGCCAGTGTTATCTCAGAACACAAGTTGCTTTGCTTGATATCAAGTCCTAAAAGCTTCTGCTCTTCTGGTAGAGATTCATTGCATCTATCTATGTTTACTATGTAAGGCTCACCTGTTTCTGCCCTAGTAGATATAAGCTGCCACCAGAGATCCCTAGCAGATACAGTCTTAACGGCTGTATTAGTTTTAGGATCTATAAGTCTCCAATCGTCATCACGCCTAACCGACTCCAGAAAAGCATCGGTAATATTGACACCATTATGTAAGTTTAAACATTTCCTGTTTATATCGCCGCCTGTAGTCTTACGCATTGATATAAACTCTTCAATCTCTGGGTGAGAGATATCCATATAGGCAGCGTAGCTTCCTCTGCGGGTAACACCCTGATTGAAAGCTAACATCTGACTATCAACTACGTGCATGAATGGGATAGAACCAGTAGATTTACTGCCGTTAGCAGTATCCACGCCGTTACTACGGATATCACCCCAATATCCACCAATGCCTCCACCTCCACTAGCGAGCCATACGTTCTCATCATAGTGAGCAGATAGACCATGACGGGAATCAGGAACATAATTAAGAAAGCAACTGATAGGAAGGCCACGGCTTGTACCCCCGTTGCTAAGGATAGGAGTGCTAAACATAAACCAAAGTAGGCTACTATAGTCATAAAGCCGTTGTGCCAAAGCGTAGTCAGTAGTTTCATTATAAGTTGCTCCAAATATAGCTGCTCTTGCGAAAGCTTCTTGAGCATGATCTTCATCAGCCCAGAAGTATCTGTCTTTTAAAGTAGCGATTGCAAAATCGCCAAGCAGAGACTCTCTGGAATAATCTATCTTTATTCCTTTGTAGTCTTGTACGCCAATTTTAGTTGTCATTCTAATGATCCTTTAAATGATCTAGGTAAGGTTCCTCTTTTACCTTACATCCAGTTTTTTCTATATACTTTATAAGTCTATCTTCGTACCAGTTAGCCTTATACAAATCTTCTACGCCATTCTTGTAGCGGAAACGCCACCTATACTTCAGGCTGTTGCCGCGCAAGTAGCCTATAAACTCTTCTGTTGTAAGCATACTCTCAATGGCTTCAATACACTCCACACCACCTTTGTTGTAGTGAGGAGGGCTGTTTACATTATCAGTCATTCTTGCTCCTTATCTATATCAAAATACTCTTCTTTAAATTCCTCGCTGTCACGGTACTCCATGTCTACCCAATCATCTGGAATACTTTCTTCACTGTACCACTCAAACCCATTAGCACCGGCCCATTCACCGTGGCTTCTCTTTGTACCATCCTTACGCCGTTTGGCCTGAGGCATCGGGGCATTGGGATCTGCAAATAGAAACACTAGCTCTACGTTTGGAGGAAGCATCTTCTTTATCCAAATGTATTTGCTGTACTCTGAGTAGTCCCAGAAGCGGCCTTTAGCTTCAATGAGATAAGTCTTACGGCCTATCTTCTTACTAAAGTCTGGGTGATAGACATGATTAACTACATAAGGAATCTTTCTGTCATGATGCTTCCATTTCTTTAACAGCCCATGATGCAGATTATATTCCCATATGGAATCATAATTAGTAGGTACGTCCTTTTCTACAGGACGTTTAACTCTACGTTTCCTGTATCCCTTCCTGACCTTTGCTTTCTTCAATGTACTGTACTCTCAAGTCTAAAAGCTAACTCATAGTCTGCAAGATCACAGAGTCTTTCAATTACAGAGTCTGGGACTTCAGAAATGTCAGCATTCTTAGATAACAAGAAAGCACTCGTAGCAACAATCAAATGCGCTAGATCAACACTATCCAGATTTTCTACCATTTATATTATCCACGCCAGATGCTTTGACCTGCTTGATGAACCACCTATAGGTATTCGGCATTAAACGCATCTGTCCTTCGTTCATGATATGGGTCTGTGTTGGCATAAGATCCATAAAATTATCTTTGTTTATTTTCTTTGCTTCTTCTTCGCTGACCAAAGTTTTAAGCCAACCAAAGGCTAGGTCTTTAGCAAGCCGCCTAGCAAGTTTACTTTTTCTACCGTTCATAGTATCTCTTCTACGTTAGGCTCTTTGACAACCTTGGTGAAATAAGTAACACCCTTGGCATATCTAAATCCTCTAAGCCCCACACCATCATTAGCATCAGCATGACATACAAACTTATGTGGGCAGTATGAACATCCACGATTGAGTTTCATGTTTCCTTTAGTTCCTTCAGGTACATCATCATAACATTTGGCAGGAGGCTTATCAGCTTTTAGTGTTCTTTTGAGAGAGGTTATACGCTTCTTTGTATCTATCTTTTCAAACTCATCAGGGGCATAGAATACTAACTCGCCTGTCTCTTTGTTGATGGTGAGGAAGCCTCCATGCTCACTACTCTCAGCCTGCTCATAGCCAGACAGTTGAGCTATATAACCAAAAGGATCGTCATCAGCCAGAGTACCATACTTAAACTTTTTGAAGGCGTATGATGATGCAGTCTTAACATCAACTACCTCACCATCTATCTTACAGTCTATATGGCCTTTGACCCCATTAACTGTTACTTCTTTCTGTTCATCTGTTACGTTATGGCCTGACATTCTAGCCAACATAAGCACCACTTCTTCAAGAATATGTCCGTAAAGAAACTTAATCATTGTGCTAGGAGCAACAGCAGAAGAACCCTCTGCCCTGTTATCATACCAGAGCTGACGGGCAGGTTTACCTACGTTAGACATCCTGAGAGTGAAGGCTGAATCTCTAGCTGTAGGGATGGCCCAGTGGCGTAATATGTTTTTCATATCCTCGCCAAACTTATCTATCTCTTCTTCAGATAGATCTAAAGCCTCTCCTTCGCATAGAGGCTTCAAGTTTTGATATATATCTTCTACTATATTTTGTAGTGATTTCATTTTCTATGCCTGACAAAGCGACATTTACGTGTCTCTGAGTTGTAGTGTAAATACTGTACGCCTAGTTCTTTTTGTGCTTCTGTTTTTGCTGATAGCCTAGCGTCTTTATAAGACTTAACATCTATCAGTGTTACCTTTCCTTCAGGTGAGAGAGCAACAATGTCAACTGGGCCTGTGCAGCCGCAGTTTTTAAAGACATGATAGCCGTTATCCCACAACCAAGTGATAGCATAATGCTCTGCTAGATCACCTACTCTACTTGGATCATGTTTCATAATACTAACCTGTATTTATAAAGTGTTCCCTTGATATGCTTTCTCTCTACTGTGTAGCTACCAAATTTAGGCATCCGTAAGTTTCTCATACAGGCAGAAGCTCCTGAACCTGTCATTCCTACTTTCTTAGCCAGAGTTTCTAAAGTCATCCACTTTCCATCTTTCATAGCGTCATATATTTTTTGATGACTTCCTTTTAATTCGTTGCCTTCTATATCATAAGCTTTAGGAAACATCTCTATTTGACTATTTAAATCATCAGTGTGTTTCACTCCAGTTTGCTCCTATTTTATATTCACCATCTAGAGGACAGTTGAGTCCAAGATCTATACCTGCTTGTATAATAGACTCAACACCTGCCTTGCCTACTTCTTTAGCATACTGCTCTGGTACTTCTACTTGCCATTCATCATGAACATTACCAACAACAACAGCACCGTACTGCTGTATCTTCTCATGAAACAGAATCAGTCCCTGCTTCATAACAATAGCACCACCACCCTGTAGCAGAGCGTTTAGTGCGCTGTGTTGTGATCTAACTTTTATCTTCCTACCATCTAATCCTTTGAGGAATCCTTTGGATGCAGCTCTTGATACTTTAGCGATAAGAGTTCTAAATGATGGGAGATTATTGAGGAAAGTATCTCTAAGTCGTTTACCATCTTTTTTGCT